TATAATCCCAGCACCATTGCCACCTTCAGTAGCTATTATTAGATCACCAGTAGTATTAACGACATATGAGTTGGTTCCACCATGGTAAAGATTAAGATCCTCACCGGCACCAGCAGACAATCGACCAGTCGCAGAGTCAGCAGTTGTATCATCAGCATCTGCGTCGACACCCAAAGTTAGTTTACCGTCCGCCGCAACATCACCAGAGATATCCAAAGATGTAGCAACAACTTCACCAGAGAATGTAGCTTTCCGATTATTATCAATCTTCAGAGCAAGAGGTGCAGTATTATCACCTTTGTTAACGTAGAAGTATAATGCAGCAGGGTTATTTACATTTGTCCAAGCGCCGTCTGTCAATGCTTCGATTCTGGCACCAATTATTTGTGTGTTGCTGGAGTCTTCTGCACCGGTAAATTCAATAACACCAAGTCTGTGACTGTCACCCATAGGCTGACCATCGTTTGCGGAAACCCTAATCTTACCGCCTGTGTTTGCGGTACTGGTTGTAGTATCGTGCACATCTAATTGAGCACTTGGTGCGGATGTTCCAATTCCAACTCTATCGTTGGCGCCATCAACAACAAGGTCTGTTGAATCAAAAGATAGTTTCTTTGCGCTCTCATCATAAACAATCGCCATATCGTTTGTTGAACCAAGAAGATTGATCGTAACATCAGAAGCATCATCTTCTCCGATATCAATCTGTGGAGACTTGAGGTCAATACTTGTAGCAGCTACAACTCCGAGATTACCATCTGAAACTGAATGTACGTATTCTCCACCTTGATCTCTAAATCCTAACCGCATCCCAGCGTTGAGGTGTATACCAACATCATTTGTATGGGTTAGACTTACATCATCACCAAGACCAAAGCTTAAGACAGCAGAGTCTGATTGAAGCAACAAATCATCTCCGACAGTAAGATCGCCCGTTGCTGAGAAGCTTCCTCCGCTAAACGTGGTTGCTTTGACAGTACCGTTAACATCTAGTGTGGTTGTGGGCGCTGCAATTCCAATACCAATCCTATTATTACTAGAGTCAATAACAAGAGTGTTTGAATCGAAATTAAAACCGTTAGGAACAGATCCTGTTGATGCATTAAAAGTCAAACTATCAGTTGCTGCGTCTCCGAAGGTTGTGGAGTTTGCCGAGACAATAAAGTCTGTTGTTTTTGCGTGGAGTGTTCCGGTGACTTCTAAGTTGCCTGTGACTTTCACAGATCCCGAAAGATTAACATCGGTACCGGATTGTGGCGTAATTGTGTTTACGTACAGTGTGCTCATAATTTTCTTCCTTGATTAATTTTTAAATAAATAACTACACATAAATAGTTATCGAACCAAGATTCTCTCAAATATTAAATATCATCGATATCCTTGATTTTAACCTTAGAATCAGTGCCTATCGTAAAAGATACACCACTTCCTATGGTTATCGGTCCATAAAGAACCGAGTTGTAATTCGCAGGAACTGTTGTATTAGTGGCCATTGTTGTACTGTTTCCAACCGCTGTCACGGAAGTAAAATCTGTAATATTGGCTGGACCAGAAACTGCTATGGATCCGGTAATCTCAACAGCATTCGAACCAGTAAAAAATGAGAAATTTGCAGAACCAGTTAATTGATCACCATCACCTTTAAATTGTACGGAACCGGTAACACCACCAGAAGCTGTAAGTGCTCCTCCTGCTACATATGCCCATCCAAATTCTGCCATAGTAAAATACCTCTATTAAAATGTGCTGCAAGCTGCGCGGACTACCATGTCATTAAGTGATCCATCGCGAACGAACGCAATCCTATCGATGCCATGAATCGGGACAGTCACCATGAACTTGCCATCAATCGATGTCCACTTAGCTTCAACATACACATCATTTGTAGTTGTTGCTTCTAGATTGGTGTCTGCTTGAACTTTTGTTCCATGTGGAAGGTAAAGCTTG